ATCCAACACAAGCACAAAGAGATATCATTTATCCGAAGAGAATCAATCCAGTGATTGCATCTCCAGGTGCAGGAATCATTCTCTTTGGTGATAGAACTGGACTTGGTGTTGCATCAGCATTTGATCGTATTAACGTTCGTAGATTGTTCCTCACTGTTGAGGATACAATTGAAAGAGCAGCAAGAGATCAGTTGTTTGAATTTAATGATGTAATTACAAGAACAAACTTCTTAAATATAGTTGATCCTTTCCTTCGTGATGTTAAAGCGAAGAGAGGTATCACTGACTTCGTTGTTGTTTGTGATGAAACAAATAACACACCAGACATAATTGATTCAAATCAATTTAGAGCTGACATCTTTATAAAACCCGCAAGGTCGATTAACTTTATCGGACTTACATTTGTTGCTACACGCACAGGGGTAAGTTTTGAAGAAGTAGTTGGAAACGTTTAACTTAATCGAGGAAAAAAAATTAAATGGCTAACCTAAACATTCCAAGCACTAGAGATAGAACCCTTGATGCATTCAAGGGTAAAATGGTCGGGGGTGGTGCTCGTCCTAATTTATTTGAATGTGAATTATTCTTCCCTGATGATGCAATACCTATTAACTCATCAAAAGATGAAATCGCAGATAAAAGTAGATTTCTAGTCAAAGCAGCACAGTTACCTGCTTCAAACATTGCACCAATACTTGTT